ATTAAAAATGTGTCCCAATTTTGAGCAAAAAAAGTATGTGCATCTACCTGAAGGAAATACTTTTCATTTGTATGTTTAGATGCAGCAAGCCACCTGGACATGCCAACTCCAAAATTTTTATCAAAATCGTAATACTCTAATATAATTTTAGAATACATGCTGGTTTCTTTTTTAACATAATCAAAAAATTTTTTATTTCCTATAAGCGCAACGGATATTGTAATGCTGTCGGGGTTGCTTGAATTATCTTTTGCAGATTTTATAGTCTTAATAAGTTCTTGGTCTATATCTAGGCAAGCTATAGAAATATATACGCTCATAATTTCCAATCTATTTACAACATTATATCAATTATGATACAATTAAGCAAGACAAAAGAGGAAAAAATGATTATACAAATTATAGGTTTGCCTGGATCTGGTAAAACAGAATTAGCAAAAGCTCTTAAGGAGCGTATTAATGCAATTCATTTGAATGCAGATGAAGTTAGGGCTACAGTTAATTCCGACCTAAGTTTTACTCCAGAAGACAGAATTGAGCAAGCACGACGCATGGGAGAGATGGCAAGACTTATCTCTAAGCAAGGTGTTGCTCCAGTAATTGTAGATTTTGTATGCCCAACAGAGCTGACTCGTGCAGCATTTGGCAAACCAACCATCTTGGTATTTATGGACACACTTGCTGAAGGTCGTTTTGAAGATACAAATAAAATGTTTGAACGCCCAGATAGTTTTGATGTATCTTTTATTAGTCACAACCTAGATGCTGAAGCAAAAGCATCTCACATTATTGACAAGTTTGGTTTGCATGATTGGTCAGCCCCAACAACTCTCATGCTTGGTCGTTACCAGCCATGGCACGAAGGACACCATGCCCTTTATAAAGAGGCTGGGAAAAGAACAGAGCAAGTGCTTCTTGGAGTCCGCAATACCTACAATACAAGCGAAAAGGATCCTCTTAAGTTTCATCAGGTAAAAGAATATATTGCCAAGGATGAATTTATGGATGGAGCATTAGTGCTAAGACTACCTAACATTACCAACATTGTATACGGAAGAGATGTGGGATATAAGATTGAACAAGTAGATTTGGGGGCAGACATTCATGCTATATCGGCTACGCAAAAACGTAAAGAAATGGGCATCTAAAGTCTGGAACTTCATTACTAAGCCAAGCAATATTGAGTGGCCATCATGAATGTAACCAAACAAAGATCAGCACTAAAGGCTATTACCTGGCGTATAATTGGAACAGCAGATACATTTGCTATTGCTTGGTTTATAACCAAAGAGCCAATTACAGCAGGTGCAATCGCAAGTTTTGAGGTAGTTACAAAAACAATTCTTTATTACTTCCATGAGCGTGGTTGGAACAAAATTAAATGGGGAAGGCAGTGAGATTTCACGTAATCAACTTGCCACATACAAATACAACAAAAGACTTTGTCAACTGCGCCTATACCGAAAAGGTTAGGCGCTTTTGTAATATGATGAAGTCTTTAGGTCATACAGTATATTTATATGGCGGAGAATCAAATGAAGCTAATGTAGATGAATTTATTACATGTATTACAGAAGAAGAAAGATTAGAAAGTTTAAATGGCAAACATTTTGTAGAGGCATCTTTTGATACCTCTCTCCCACATTGGCAAAAATTTAATAACAAAGCAATTATAGAGATTGCTAAGCGTATTGAACAAAAAGATTTTATATGTATAATTGGCGGGACAGCACAAAAGCCAATTGCAGATTATTTTCCAAATCATATATCAGTAGAGTATGGTGTAGGATATGGTGGAGTATTTTCTAACTACAAAGTATTTGAATCATATGCATGGATGCATAGCATGTATGGCGGATGGAAAAATCCAACAACTGCAGATGGTAACTTCTTCGATACAGTAATTAATGGATATTTAGATCCAGAAATGTTTCCATTAGTTGAAAAGAAAGACCCCTACTATCTTTATATGGGAAGAATGATTGATAGAAAAGGCGTTGATATTGCCTCCCAAGTTTGTAAAGAATTGGGTGTAGATTTAATTATGGCAGGACCTGGATCTGAAATTCCATCATATGGTAATTATGTTGGTCCAGTAGGACCAGAAGAAAGAGCAAGATTAATGGGAGGTGCAACAGCAATGTTTGCTCCAACTAAATATATTGAGCCATTTGGTAATGTTGTTATTGAAGCACAAGCATGTGGAACTCCTACAATTACTACAGATTGGGGAGCTTTCACAGAAACAAATATAAATGGATTAACTGGTTATAGATGCCGCACATTTGATGAATTTTGCAAAGCGGCGGAAGACGTGAAGTCCCTTGATCCAAAAACCATACACGAAAGGGCCATTAGATTATACTCAGTAGATGTTATCAAATATGAGTATGATAAGTATTTCCGCCGCCTCTTAACCCTATGGGATAAGGGTTGGTATCAAAGAACTTAATGGTATAATTTAAAAATGGGCACAACAGGCAAGGGCTTTAGATACCCTCAATATTCAGACACACCAAATGTTCCAAGAGACCTAAACTATCTTGCAGCAGATGTTGACGCATATCTAGATGCACATCCTGGACCAACTGGACCAACAGGTGTAACTGGGCCTGTTGGTGCAACTGGACCCACAGGCGCAACTGGCGTAACTGGAGTTACTGGTCCTTCTGGCGCTACTGGTGTTACTGGTGCAACAGGACCAACTGGAGTAACAGGACCTACTGGCGTAACTGGTGCTACTGGAAGTATTGGTGCAACTGGGCCAACTGGAGTAACTGGAGTAACTGGAAACACTGGTCCTACTGGTGCAACAGGTCCATCTGGATCAACAGGTGTTACGGGACCACAAGGCGCTGGCGTAGTAATTCTTGGAGCTTATGCAACATTATTAGATTTACAAACTGCACATCCAACTGGATCAGCAGGAGACGGATATACAGTTGGTGGAAACTTGTATGTATGGTCTACAAACACTTCTGCTTGGATAAATGTAGGACCTTTACAGGGCCCTACTGGTCCATCTGGAGCAACAGGACCAACAGGCGTTACAGGACCACAAGGAGTAACTGGTAATACGGGTCCTACAGGACCAATAGGTGTAACTGGGCCCACAGGTGTAACTGGGCCTACAGGAGTAACTGGATCAACTGGACCAACTGGTGTAACTGGTCCTACTGGCGTAACAGGTGCAACAGGAGCAACTGGAGTAACTGGAGTAAGTGGCGGAATAACATTATCGGTCACAAACTCAGGATCAGGATCTTACACAATCAATGGTTCTGCTAATCCAACCCTATCTTTTATTCGTGGACATAGATATGTAATTAATGTATCTGCTGTAGGACATCCGTTCTGGATTCAAACAGTTTCAGGTGCATATAGCGCAGGAAATGTTTATAGCACTGGAGTAACAAATGGTGGAACAGATAACGGAACAATTATATTTGAAGTGCCATTTAATGCTCCGCAACTTTACTATGCATGCCAATATCATTCTTCAATGGCTGGAAGTATTTCTGTTTCCGACCTTGGTCCATCAGGTGCAGTTGGAGTAACTGGAGCAACTGGCGTGACTGGCGCTACTGGCGTAACTGGTGCAACAGGTCCCACTGGAGTAGCTGGACCTACTGGCCCAACAGGAGTAACTGGACCATCAGGGGCCACAGGAGCAACTGGCGCAACAAACTCAAATGCTTATACAAATGGAATGACAACATCTGCAAATAAAGTTTTTTATAATACCACTGGAACAAATCCAACTGGAACAGCCGCAGGCGATATTTACATTTATTACTAGGAGCCGATATGACTATAAAAATATTTGACGGCTCTACCTGGAACACTCAAAAAAGTTTAAGATTCTATAATGGATCTACATGGTCTAATGCTAAAAAGGGTTGGATATATACTGGTTCTGCATGGTCTCAGTTTTATCCAGAATATCCATTAAATACAGCATCTCCAACAGTATCTGGATCAACAACACAAGGACAAACCTTAACTTCTACAAATGGAACGTGGAATACCAACGACGCATTTTTGGGAACATATACATATCAATGGACAAGAGCTGGCTCAAATATTTCTGGAGCAACTTCTTCAACATATGCAACAGTAGTTGCAGATATAGGAAATGCAATTGCATGTAAAACTACCTCTACAAATGATAGAGGAACAACTACCGTAACAAGCAGTAACTCCATAACTATTGTTGCCGCAACCCCTGGCGCACCATCTAATTTAATTTTATCAAATGGAACTCCAACTCCTAGTGCACCAGCATCTGCAAACACTAGTTATTCTAGCGGGACTACTGCATCATTTTCATTTACAGCAGGATATGGACTAATTACAAAGTATTATGTTTTGACTTCAGATAGCAGAGATGTTGTTTCAAACGTTTTCCCTACATCTCCAACAACTGTAACTATTACAAAAGGGTCGAATTCTGGTCCTAGAACATTATACGCAGGAGTGGGATCCCTATATAATACAACAACTTTATCGATGTCTTGGACAGCAGGAACAAATGCTACATCTTATGATATTTATGTGGGCGGTTCGTATGTTGGAAATACCGCCTCTACTTCATATAATTATTCGGCAGGATCAATACAGTATCCTTCAACATCATCTTTTTCAGTAAATGTAAGATCAAGAAATGCTTCTGGAGCAGAAGCAACTGGAGTAAGCGGAACTATATCAATTGGTGGAACATTCAGTTCAATAACACCAGGACAAGTAGACAACATAACATGGTAAAAGGAGAATAAAATGGCAACATATACAGTCCTAACGGACGACGAAAAAGCTCAGATTAGAATTTCAACAATTCGTAATTTTGAGTATCAAATGTATTCATTTGAGTTACAAAAAGAAGCAGAGCTTGCAAAGACAAATCCAAGTGCAGATCATATTGCATTCTTAGATTTACAAATTGCAGGATTTGAAGAACAAATAGCAGCACTTTAATTGGAAGTAAATGTCATATAAATCTGTAATACTTTCAGATTATCCGTTAGCATATTATCCACTAGATGATATGACAACGGTTGATTCGTTGTTGGATTTTAATGACATACTTTCTCAGTTTGACACCTACCAAGAGTTATTAGATGGTTTTAGCTCATATTCAAATATTTATGGAGATGTGGCATATGATCATTCTGGCTGTGAAAATGATAGTGTGTATATTGGAGATCCAGAGTCCAACCTGCTTCCAGTAGTAGTTGGAAATAGTAGATCTACAAAAATATCAAGCACTAACTCTATTCAATACACAATAAATAGAAACTATATTGCAAAACAAACAAATAGCCAATTTGGAACTACTTACTCTTCAGATAATGATTTTACTTTAGAAGGATGGTTCTATCCACAAATATCTACAAATAACTTAACTACATTAATTGGAGATAGTTCAAATGATGTTGGTTTATTTTATCAAAAAGGTAATATTATATTTAAGGCGGACTCAGAAACACTTGAGTATACACTTCCATATACTAATAAGGCCTTTCATATTGCCGCCACATATACACAATCAAAGATATCAATATACATAGACGGTGTCCTTGAAGTAGATAAAGATCTATCTGGATTTAAATTTACCAATACTTCAATGCAATTAGCAACGGGGCCAACTCAAAATGCTTCAGATTATTTTTTAGTAAACAGTATTGGTATATATAGATATGCCTTATCCTCAAATCAGATAGCCTATCACTATCAATCTGGTAAGGGTCTTTCTGCGCTTGAAATAGCGGCACCAGAAAATGGTGAAGTATTTCAGATATTTGATGATAACGTTTCTTCTGTATTTAGATATTCATATCCAGCAGACAAGCCATGGAGCAATTTTATGACTACTGGATTATATTATAATCAAATAAATAATTATATTGAAATGCAAAAATCAACTGGATCTCAATCTGTTGTGCTAGAAGATTATATTATAATCCCATCGCTTACGGCTGATTCTTCAAAAATTGAGTGGGAGGGCAACAACGGGGTTTCTGTAGAAACAAGTGTTAATGGAACAACGTATGTATCGTGTGTAAATGGGCAGGCAATTCCTCAGTATAAACTTGGCTCATTTAGCACAACAAATAAATTATATATAAGAATAACATTATCAACAACAGATGCATCTAGATATCTTCCCAAGCTAAAGTATTTTATGATTTCTTTCTATAACGATCAAAGAGTATATTCATCTAATGGCCCAGCAAATATTACAACTATGGATGGCGTAACTGGGGTATCTGACGCAAACATATCATTTGGAATAAATAAGAGCGACATCCTATTAAGAGACTATAGAAATGGTGTCAGAACAGTTACAAATTCAAGCTTCTATTTAAATACAGAGACATTAGTTAAAACACTAGAGTTTTTCTACACCCCCTCTGCTCTAACCACAAGTTCTCTGGTTTCTTCTACAAGTAATGGCGGGGCGGCATCAAATTTCTCTTGGAGTAATCTAGGGGCTATTAGCAAAACCAATATATCTGCAATATATGTAAATGGCGTAAACAAGACATCTGAAACTAATATATCTAATGTGTTTAAAGATGATCAATTACACCATGTGGTAATTGTATATTCTCAGGCAATAAGCGTGAAAATAGAATTTAATCATAATCTAAGCGGAAGCGTATCTGCCCTATATCAGTATATTGCCTTATATCAAGATGCATTTAATTCCACCCAGGCCCTCAATCACTATAGCCTATGGATGAATAGAGATGTAAAAACTATATCTGACAACTCAACTTACTCCATTTCTATTGCAGAAGATGAAGCCGAATACTTTGATAATGTCTGGCTGCTAGTTCAAAATAGCTAATTTTGTCACAGGCGTTGACAAAACCTAGACTTTGACTTAAAAGAATGGTAAAATAAGAATCTATGGATATCAATAGAACTAATGTAAAGATGCTTGAAGAAGAGTCAACCCTTGGTATATATGTGTGGGAAATGCCAGACGGAAGATGGATTGGCGATGATGACGGCAATTTCTTGTCAGTAACATCTAAAAAGGGAAACCGCTCAAGAATGAATTCATTGGCAGATGCCGTTAGATCTTACGGAATTCATGAGGGGCAACCAAAGTTTTTATCAGCCCGTAGAAAAATAGACGATGAAGAATTTGAATATCAGAAACAAAGATTAGACTGGGGTCTAGTGCCAGATCCTTTAGATATTGGAAACTATAAGGATGAAATTAAAAAGCTTAAGGGGATGCGATGAGACACGAAGACGATAGAGAAAATATAGATTCAGGTATTGTTCTTAAGAATGCTGGAGATTTGTTTTTTAAGTCAGCTCCAATAACACAAGATAACGATTCATTTAATATTGAAAATGAAGAGTTGTTAAAGATAAGTGGATTAGGAACATCAATCCGCCGTAAAATAAGCAGAGATCTTCAAAAGAGATTTGTTGGTATTGATGGAACTGGAACTCAACAGAACCTTCTACAGCAGGCGATTACTGGCTATGCAATGTTCGACCTTGTTCAGCCAGAATATAATTTAGATTATCTATCACGCATTTATGAGATTTCCCCATATAACTATGCAGCAATCAATGCTAAGGTTTCTAACATTGTTGGTCTAGGCTACGACTTTGTTGAAACCAGAAAAACAATTGAAGCAATGGATGGAATTGATAATGAGGTTCAGCTAGAAAGAGCCCGTAGAAAGTTAAATAGATTGCGTCAAGACCTACATGATTGGTTAGAAGATTGCAATGAGGAAGAGACATTTAAAGAAACACTTATTAAGTTTTATACAGACGTAGAGGCAACAGGAAACGGCTACCTTGAAATCGGTAGAACGTCAGCTGGAAAGATTGGATACGTTGGGCATATACCTTCAAAAACAATGCGTATTCGTAGACTACGTGATGGCTTTATTCAATTGCTTTATGGAAAGGCTGTATTCTTCCGTAACTTCGGAGATCAAGAAACACCTAATCCAATTTCAGGCGGAGAAGATCGTCCAAACGAAATTATTCATTACAAGAAGTATACTCCAATGAATAACTATTATGGAATCCCAGATATTATTGCGGCACAAAATGCAATGGCTGGAAATGAATTTGCTGGAAAGTATAACCTTGATTATTTTGAAAATAAGGCGGTCCCAAGATATGTAATTACAGTCAAGGGTGCTAAGTTGTCTCCAGAGTCAGAAAGAAAATTACTTGAGTTTTTCCAGGTTGGATTAAAGGGCAAGAATCATAGATCTCTTTATGTCCCACTTCCTGCAGACAGCCCAGACTCAAAGGTTGAATTTAAGATGGATCCAATTGAAGCTGGAGTCCAAGACTCGTCATTTAATACATATCGTAAAATGAATAGAGATGAAATCCTACTGGCTCACAGAGTTCCAATTAATAAAATTGGCGTTCCAGAAGGAGTTAGTCTTGCATCTGCTCGTGATGCTGATAAAACATTTAGAGAGCAGGTTTGCGGACCAGCCCAAGATATTCTTCAAAAGAAATTAAATAAAATAATCGGTGAAATGACCGATGCTTTAGAAATTAAATTTACTCAACTTACTCTTACAGATGAGGATACTCAGTCTAAGATTGATGAGAGATATTTAAGAATGCAGGTAATTACGCCTAATGAAGTTAGAATTAGAAAGGGTATGGTCCCAATTGATGGCGGAGACGAAGTTGTTGAATTAAAACCACAACAGGCTGCAGAGCAAACTGCTCAGGCAATGAATTCTCGTCAAAGAACTCAGGAGAGATCTGCTAATGCCCCAGATACAGATGGGGAAGCCCGTCAGCCAAAAGGGGACGGAAGAGTAACTGAATAAATTATTAGGCAACTAGTTATTTGCCTTTTGATATATACACGTATAAAATTAAGCATATGAATATTGAAAAATCTCTATGGTCTGCCGATGGCGAAAACATCTCGCTTTCAGTCCCATTCACAAAAGTTAATCGTGAAAAAAGAACTGTATCTGGTTTTGCAACCCTAGATAATATTGATCAAACTGGAGACGTTGTTACTTCAGAAGCAAGCATGAAAGCATTTGAAGGCTTTCGTGGAAATATTCGTGAGATGCACACTCCGCTTGCAGTTGGCAAGCTAGTTTCATTTAAGCCAGAAACATATTATGATTCAAAGACTGGTGAATTCTATAACGGAATTTATGTAGATGTTTATGTATCAAAGGGCGCACAAGATACGTGGGAGAAATGTTTAGACGGAACTCTACAGGGATTTTCAATCGGCGGAAAGATTAAAGATTCAGACAATGAAGTTAATAAGTCAACAGGAAAGCCTGTAAGATTTATTAAAGAGTATGACCTTGTAGAACTTTCAATTGTTGATTCCCCAGCAAATGAACTATGTAATGTTATTTCTATTCAGAAGATGAATGGACAATTAATTTTTAAGGGAATGGCTGCAGAAATTGTAGCAGAAAATATTTTTTATTGTGAAGATAGTGATTCTGTGTTTATGTCAACAGAGAAGACATTTGATTCACCAATTACTGGAAAGCCAGCAACTTTAATCGGTTGGGTAGAAAGCGCAGATGTAAACAAAGCGCAAGAAGTAGATAAGATTCTTGATTCATTTAAGAAGTCAAGATTGTCGTTGCCTGATACACAAATAATTGCAAAACAGGCAAACGCAGAAGGAGGTAATGAAGTGTCAGAAAACACAGAAGCAACAGTAGTCGAAGAGACTCCTGTCGTAGAAGAAACACCTGTTGTTGAAGAAACAGCAGCTCCTGCAGAAGATGCAGCACCAGCAGAAGACGCTTCTGCCGAAACTGTTGAAAAAGCAGCCGACGTATCAGAAGTTATGGTTGATGAACCTGATTTTGCAAAGATGCTAGGCGATCTAAAAGGCTTTTTCTCAGAAACTCTTAATAAGGCATCAGAGTCAAATGCTATTCAAGTTTCAGCAATCAAAGAGACTGTTGAAACATTTAGCAAGAATGTTGATACCCGTATTACAGAATTGGCAGAACAACATGCAGCACTTTCAAAGGCTGTAGAAAATATCAAGAACACAATTGATGGCGTAGAAAAGCGTGTTGACGCAGTAGAATCAGATACTGCAATTAAGAAGTCCTCTGACCTTGGCGGGTCGCAGGAAGTTACAATCAAAAAATCTAAATGGAACGGCACTTTCCTCGGTTCCGTATCAGAATTAATTCGATAGAAAACAAAGGTAGGTGAAAATATAATGAATAACGAATTGTTAGAAAAATCAGTAGCAGCTAACACTACACAGACAGCATCAATGACAGGTTCTGCATCCGCAACAACTGGCATCCATGTTGGAGCTGAAGGTGACGGTGGTTTACTAAACCCAGAACAGTCTGCCCGCTTCTTAGATTATATGTTCGATGCAACCGTAATTGGAAAA